CGTCCCGTTGCCATTTGCTCTTACCTTATCTTTCAGGGCCTCAAGATCTGCTAAAACCTTTTCCTGATTTTTTTGTAAAAATTGTATGTTAACTTTATTGTGCATCATGTCCTCAATCCGTGTTTCAATCTGCTCTACACTTTTATAAAGATCTTCGAGTAAAAAATGTTGCTCCTGATCGGTAGGGATCTGCTCAGATTTTTTAAGCAAATCATTTTCAAACAACTCACGTGATGTCTCTAACGATACCAACCTTGCAGTCAACTCGGTGTAAGCGAACACGCCAGCTGCGACTAGCAGAATTAAGCTAGCAACCGTCTTCATCGGCATTTGCACAGCTGCCTCTTCAGATATATTTAATGGTTTCTTACTCATCTTTTGGTTTTGGTAGAGGCAGTATATACCCTTTTGGTGGTATTTTCAATTTGCTTTTGCTAGGTTCTAAAAACTTATCATTCATTAAATTGACCTCTGGATTCTCTTTTTTATACTCATCTTTCATATCATCCCACAAACTTTGAGAGTCAGCTGGTCTTGTGTTATCTCTTGCAGGAGTTACACCTCTACATTTAGATACAAGTAAAGCAAAGTTTTCGTTAAGTGCTAGACTAGGATTACTATTTACCCTGCCACACATTTTCATTAATTCTAATTGTTGTTTGATTGCTACATTTTCCTTTGAAGTCTTACAGTCTGTACCTAGATATTTTC